CGTGGGGCGGTTCCGCGAATGCTTCGGAAAGTTCCGGCACCGATGGTTCACCAGGCAGATCGACAGCCGCACGGTCAAGATGACCAACAAGAAGCAGCTCCAGAAGTGGGTCGATGACTATGGCGAGGACTCTGACTTCGTCCGGGTTCGTGTTCGTGGTGTATTCCCATCAGCGTCAAGCAATGCGCTGATCGGCCCCGATGACATCGACGCATCGATGGCCCGCAAGTACAAGCCTGGTGAGCAGGATTTCGCCGCCATCATTTTGGGTGTTGACGTTGCCCGCCAAGGTGATGATGCCAGTGTGATTGCTCGCCGGCAGGGCAGGGTGCTTCATCCTCTGCGGTCGATGCGCATCCCGGACACTATGCTGGTGGCCCAGCAGGTCGGCATGGATTGGGACGAGCACAAGGCTGACGCCTGCTTCGTTGATGCCACTGGTGGCTACGGCGTTGGCGTGGTCGACGCATTGCGCCAGGTCGGCCGGGATCCGATCGAGGTGTACTTCAGCGGCAAGGCCACAGACCCTCGCTACTTCAACAAGCGCAGCGAGATGTACTTCGAGATGGCCAAGTGGGTGAAGTCCGGCGGCTCATTGCCAGATGACAAGGAGCTGCATGAGGAGCTGTGCGCTGCGACCTATACGTTCCAGGGCGACAAGTTCAGGCTGTGTGACAAGGACGACATCAAGGATGTCATCGGCCGATCACCCGACAAGGCCGACGCCTTTGTTCTCACGTTCGCTCAGACCGTGATCAGGCAGCAACCGATCGAGCGTTATCGAACAACCAACAACAACCCACTGACATTCGACCCCTATGAACACATGCGATGAGGTACGCGTGAGCGATGCTGGTACCAATACGATTGCGACGCAACGGGTAGTGATTCGACGCGGCAGCCTGAGTGATCTGCAGTACGCGCCAAACTTCGACCAGTTGATTGATCAGTATGCAGAGCAATCGTCCATCAGCGGGATGCCATCACGCAATCCGCAGTGGCCGATGTACCAGCAGATGGTCGCTGCCGGCGCATTCCATGTGATCTGTGCCTATGCTGATACCACGCTGGTTGGCTTTGTCACTGTGCTTTGCTCTGTGTTGCCGCACTACGGTGCGCTGATGTGCACGACGGAATCATTCTTTGTGGATGAGCACTACCGAAAGGGCGGCACGGGATTGCGGATGCTGAGAGAAGCAGAGCAATTGGCCAAGGACCTTGGTGCGTATGGCTTGCTGATCAGTGCCCCAATGGGTGGCCGATTGGCAGATGTGCTTCCCAGGGCTGGCTACGAAGAGACGAACAGAGTGTTTTTTAGGAAGCTGGCATGAGCAATGTGGTAGCCCTTGAACGCAGAATCCCAGCGATGAGCAACGATGCCATCGCTTCGGTGCGTGCGCTCGAGCATTCGCTATCTGACATGCCGCAACAGAAGATCGAGACGCACCATGCGTTGCACGGCGGAATGTACGCCCGCACGATTCAGATAAAAGCCGGCGTCCTGCTTACAGGCGCCGAGATCCTGGTACCGACCACGCTGATCGTCAATGGCGATGTCACTGTCTATGTAGGTGACCAGTCGGTTCGCTTGCAAGGCTACTGTCTACTGGCTGCTGGCGCTGGTCGCAAGCAGGCATTCCTCGCGCACGAAGACACAATACTCACCATGCTGTTTGCGACCGATGCCACGAGCATCGAGCAGGCAGAGAACCAATTTACGAACGAGGCGCACATGCTCATGTCGAGACAAGATGGCGCGATCAATCACTTCAACATCACAGGAGAATGACCTATGTCAGGTGCAACGATGGCAGTGCTGGCCACAACAGCTGCAGTGGGTACGGCATACAGTGTTTACGCTGGTGAGCGAGCAGCTGGCCAGCAACAGCAAGCCCAGGCTGAGGCCAAGAAGGCCGCAACTGAGCAAGCAAACCAGGCAGACCAGGCCAACAACAAGGCCAACGCCAAGCGCGCCGATGTTGGCGGTCTGCTCTCAGCCAATATGCAGCAGGCCCAAGGTGGTGGCAGTAGCACCATGCTGACTGGTCCAACAGGCGTCGATCCGGGTTCGCTTAACCTCGGCAGAAACACTCTTCTAGGCTCATAACATGTCAGAGTACACCAGCGACGCACAGTCAAATTCCAAGTCACCCACGCGTGACAAGCTGTACACGCGCTGGGGACAACTGAAGACCGAGCGCGCATCGTGGTATCCGCACTGGAAAGAGCTGTCGGATTACATGCTGCCGCGCAGCGGTCGATTCTTTATTCAGGACCGAGATCGTGGCCAGCGCCGGCACAACTCGATCTACGACAACACCGGCACCAGGGCGCTTCGCATCCTGGGCGCTGGCATGATGTCTGGCGCCACATCGCCGGCCAGGCCGTGGTTTCGACTGACGATCGCTGATCCTGACCTGGCGCAGTACGGCCCGGTCAAGCAGTGGCTGTCCGACGTCACGGTTCTCATGCTCTCAGTGTTCCAGAAGTCGAACACCTATCGCAGCCTGCACTCGATGTATGAGGAGCTGGGCTGCTTTGGCACTGGCGCATCGATCGTGATGCCTGATTTCAAGAACATCATCCACCACCAGACCCTGACCACTGGCGAGTATTGCATTGCCACTGACTTCAGAGGCAATGTGAACACCCTCTACCGTGAGTTTCAGCAGCCGGTACATGCTGTTGTCGGTGAGTTTGGGTATGACAACTGCAGCAAGACGGTCAGGAACATGTTCGACCGCGGCACGCTCGACACCTGGGTGACGATGGTGCATGCCATCGAGCCAAGAGCAGACCGTGAGCGCGACACTCGAAAGAAGGACGCCAAGAACATGGCGTACAAGTCGTGCTACTTCGAGCTCAACGCGGAGCCCAACAAGTATCTGCGCGAGTCCGGCTTCAAGGAATTCCCCGCCCTGGCACCTCGCTGGGCAGTAGCCGGTGGCGACATCTACGGCAACAGCCCTGGGATGGAAGCACTGGGCGATGTGAAGCAATTGCAGCACGAACAGTTGAGAAAAGCGCAAGGCATTGACTTCAAGACATTGCCGCCGCTCCAGGTTCCAACGTCGATGAAGAACCGCGACATCGACCGCATGCCAGGTGGCATCAGCTATTACGACGCGACGACGCAAGGTGGCGGCATTCGCTCTGCGTATGAAGTGAACATCGATCTGTCGCACTTGCTGGCTGACATCCAGGATGTGCGCGAGCGCATCAAGGGTTCGTTCTATGCGGACCTGTTCCTGATGCTGGCCAACAGCACCAACTCGAGCATGACGGCAACCGAAGTGGCCGAGCGCCATGAGGAAAAGCTGCTCATGCTGGGACCGGTGCTCGAGCGCCTGCACAACGAGCTGCTCGACCCGCTGATCGAGATGACGTTCAGCCGAATGATCGAGGCCGGCGTAGTCCCGCCTCCACCAGAAGAGCTCCACGGCATGGACATCAGCGTCGAGTTTGTATCGATGCTGGCCCAGGCACAACGTGCGATCGCGACCAACGGGATCGACCGCTTCGTGGGCAACCTGGGTGCGGTGGCTGGATTCAAGCCTGACGTCCTGGATAAGTTCAACTCGGACGAATGGGCTGATGCGTACAGCGACATGCTGGGCGTGGATCCGAAGCTGATCATCCCGAACGACAAGGTGGCGATCATTCGCAAGCAGCGAGCTGAGGCTCAGGCCGCACAAGCCCAGGCGCAAACGATGCAGCAAGGCGCACAGGTTGCGAAAGATCTATCCCAGGCTGACACCAGCGGGCAAAACGGGCTGACCGATGTGATGAACATGTTCAGCGGATACAACTCACCATCAGCAATTGAGGTTTAAACCATGGCCATGATCAACTTGAAAGAAGTCCAAGAGCACAGAGAGGCCGAGATCTACAAGGCCAGTGAGTATGGCTACGGCACGATGATTGATCTCGATGGTGAGACTGTCGAAGCACTCGGCCTGAATGGCGCACTGGCAGCTGGTCAGAAGGTCACGATCCAGGCAGTGGGCGTGGTCATCCGTCGCAGCGAGGAGCTCGAAGCCGGCGATGACTCAGGTGGTAAGGACACCAATGTCTGCATTCAGCTGACCGACATCGACGTCAAGCAGCAGGGCAAGGCTGATTCTGCTGCTGCAGCGACGATGCTATACGGCAGTGATGACTGACCGGGTACGCGTGAGACGCCTGGCTAACTTTACATTTCAACCATGAGCACATTCGATCCACTGGACCTGCGAGGCCAGGAGCGCGTCAAAGAGCAATCTGAGGAGCGCACAAAGCTGGCCCTGCAAAACGAGCAGGACGATTTCAAGTGGCTTATGAGTAGCAAACGTGGTCGCCGCATTGTGTGGCGACTGTTGGAGCGTACTGGTGTGTACCGTAGCTCGTTCACAGGCAACAGCGAGACATTCTTCCGGGAAGGTCAGCGCAATGTCGGTCTGATGCTGATGGCACAGATTAACGAATTCTCTCCAGACCAGTACGCGTTAATGCTCAAGGAGCAGCAAGATGGCAGAAAGCATGATGACGGAAACGGGCGCACCTAACACTGAAGCCCAGCCTACATCCTCCGCGGCGACGGACGTGGCCAACGCTACGACCACACCCGCAACACAGCAGCAAGCAACCGAAGGCACGACTGCACCCACCACGACAGATGCTGGTGCTGTGCAGAAGACCGAAGGCGAACAGGGAAACTCAGACGGCAAGCCGGCTGGAGCACCTGAGATGTATGAGTTCACCGTCCCTGATGGCATCCAGATGGATGAAACAGGGTTGGCTTCGTTCTCAGAATTCGCCAAGGAATTGGACATGCCGCAGGAAGCTGCGCAGAAGATGCTCGAAAAGATGGGACCTGCATGGCAACAACGCCAGGCTGATGCCATCGCCACGGTTCATAACCAGTGGAAAGACGCATCGACTTCGGACAAGGAATTCGGCGGCGACAAGCTGAGTGAAAACCTTGCAGTGGCCAAGAAGGCGCTCGATACCTTCGGCACACCGGAACTGAGCAAGCTGCTGAAAGAAACTGGCCTGGGAAACAATCCGGAGATCATCCGGGCGTTCTACCGGGCAGGCAAGGCAATCAGTGAAGACTCGTTCGTCGCAGGCAGCCAAGGCAAGCCCACTAGCGGACGAGACGCATCGAAGTCTCTGTATCCGAATATGCAATCTTAATTTGAAAGGAAGTACATCATGGCAGCTCTCTCCACTTCAGCCCTGACACT